CCGAGTGGGGCCGCGAGCTGGTCCGCCAGGACGTCTGGCTCGTGCGGGCTCGCCAGCGGATCGAGGACGCCGGCCGGGCCGGGGCGGCCGTGGTCGCCATCTGCGACGTCCGTTTCCCGAACGAGCTCGCCATGGTTCACGACCTGGGCGGCCAGGTCTGGTGGGTGGACCGGCCCGGTGTGGTCTGCGGCGGGCACGTCTCCGACCGGGCGATCGGGCCGGAGGACTGCGACCGGCGGATCTCGAACGACGGGACGCTCGAGCAGCTGCGGATGGCGGTGCGGGTGGCGCTGGGCGGTGGTGCCGGTTGTATGCCACAGGAAGCGTCCACCGTTCGCCTCCGGGGACAGGAAGGTCCCGAGTGACGCGTTATGACGCTTGGGCCGGTGGTTCCTGCTCTGGGCGGAAGATCCGCGGGAGGGACTGCCAGGCCTTAGGGCGCTTGGAATCGACGACGCGAGGGTCCAGGTACGACCGTCGCGTGATCCGGTCGGTCGAGTGCCCCAGGTACGTTGTCGCGTCGAGGCCTGCGGCCGCCAAGTGCGATGCCGTCGAGCGGCGGAGGGCGTGGAACTGCACGTCCCGGCCGTCGCCGAGCCCGGCCCGCCTGGTGATGGTCTTCCAACGCTTGCGAAGCGCGGTGTTTGACGCGACCCACCAGAACACCGTCGGGCCGCTGTGACGGCTCACGGCGTCGACCAGGTCGCAGGCTTCAGGCGACAGTTCGTAGATCCGCTCCTGGCGGCCGCCCTTGCGGATCGTGGCCGGAACAGTCAGTGTCGGCCGGTTCCAGCAGTGACGCGGCGTCGAGAGAATGGCGTTGATCCGCTCGCCGGTCTCCAGTCCCACGGCAATCAACGCTGGGAAGAACACGCGGGCCGGGACAGGTCCGATCCATCCGTAGCTGAGCTTGGCAGACGCAGCCAGCCGGGCGAGCTCGTCCGCGGTGAACGCGCGCGGCGTCTTCTGCGGGACAAGCTCCGGGGCCACCGTCGGCCGCAGCCGGACGAGCCCGCGGCCCTGGGCGAGATTCCACAGGGCCAGGATGCCGCTCCGCTCGCGCGCGACAGAGTTGGGGCTCTTCTTCCCGGCCATGGCCGTGAGCCACTGTGAGACCACGAGGTCCTCGAGGTCTTCGAGAACCGCGGGCCTGCCGAGGAACCGGCTGAACTGCGTGATGGCGTGCCGCAAGAGCCGGACGCTTTCGGGTGAGCGGCCGCGGAGCCGCAAGGGGATGTAGACCGTTTCGAGAAACGCGGTGAGTGTCATGGCGTGATCCTCCGAGAAAGGGATAGGTCACGCTTCCGTGCGGGGCTACTCCGTCCGTGGTGGGATTCAGGTCGTGCCGGTCGTGCCGATTGGCCGCTGCACGGCTGGTCAGTGCATGGTTCGCTGGCGTCCCCGCCATTTTCAATGGTTCCAATCCTGTCCGGGGATTGGAACCCTGCCGGACGGCCGGCGAATTGCCCTGCTGCGGCCACATATGCAGGGCTCCGCCGGCTGCGGGCCGGGCCGCCAGGAAGTCGCCGGCCCAGTGGACACATGGACGTATCAACTGCCGGCGGTACAACCGGAGGCCATGGATATGCTTCTTGATGCAAAGGGCCGCAAGATCGCCACGGCCGACGAACTGGCTGAAGCCATCGGCGTCGACGCATCGAACATCAGGAACTGGGCGAGGCTCGGCGAGTTGACGCAGCTGGTGGAATCACCGCGGCGGGTCTTCTACTACGTCGACGAAGTGACCGCGCTGAACCGCGAGAAGATCGACCGCAGGAAGAAGCGAGGCGGGCGGCCTCGCAAGAAGGGCACGGCGGCCTAGCCGCCGATCTCATAAGCCGGGCCAGCGGACGCTAGCACGGTCATCCGGCCGCGTATCTGCGGCAAAAGGCCACCGTGAAAGAATTTTTCAAGGTGGGCTTGACCAATAAACGATAGCGTGGATATGTTCCCCGTCGCGTCATGGATGACACGACTGATCGTTGGCTTGGTCAATGGAGTGACCCATGAACGCAAACGTATGGATCGAACTGCTTGTGGTGCTGCTGCGGATCTTCGCCGCTGGTGCCGCTGGCTAGTTTTTTTGCGTCTCAATAAACAATATCGAGGAATCAAACGGATGGACCCGCACCTTCCCGAATACCTCGCCGCGGCCTCTGCCCTGTGCGAGCAGACCCCCGGCCCGCTGCCGGTGTTCGCCCCCGACCAGATCGTCCACGGGCTGACCTGCGGCAAGGCATGGACCGGACGCATCCTCAACGTGGACGGCCGTCGCCTCCACATCGAGGTCGATGGTGGCTGGCTGGCGGTGGACGCCGGCGACGTCACGCAGATCGAGCAGGAGCCGCGCGCTGTCGGAGACGGCGAGTGGTAGGAGCCGGCGGAGCCGGCATGGCATGGAAGTCAGCCCGCCCGGCATAGGAGGCCGGGCGGGCCTCACACAGGAGAGGGGATGACATGGCAGGAGTGCTGAATATCACGCGCGGCCGAAGGCAGTCGGCAAAGCGGGCCGTAATCTACGGCGAAGAGGGCGTCGGGAAGTCGACCTTGGCCGCGGAGTTCCCGAATCCGCTCATTCTCGACACCGAGGACGGAACCAACCAGCTTGACGTAGCACGCGTTGCGATCAACGACTGGCAGACGCTGACTCTGGCTCTCAAAGAGCTTGCGGTCGACGCCAACGGTTTCAACACGGTCGTCGTCGATTCTGCGGACTGGGCCGAAAAACTGCTTGTCGAGTGGTTGCTCAAGAACAGCAGCGGCAAGAAGTCAATCGAGGACTTCGGGTTCGGCAAGGGCTACACGATGGTAGCCGAGCACTGGACTCGCTTTCTTGCGTCATGCGACGTTCTGATCGGGCAGGGCATCAACGTCGTGTTCGTGGCTCACTCGACGGTAAAGAGGACGTCCCCACCTGATCAGACGGACGGCTTCGACCGCTACGAGCTCAAGCTCACCAAGCAAGTGTCGCCGCTGTTGCGCGAGTGGTGCGACCTTCTGCTTTTCTGTAGCTACAAGACCAAGTTGGTTGAAGGCGGTGATGGCCGGCTCAAGGCCACGGGCGGGAAAGATCGCGTGATGCACGCGGAGCACTCTGCGGCCTACGACGCGAAAAACCGTTTCGGCCTTCCGGCCGAAATGCCAATGCAGATTGAGCATCTGAGCCCAATCTTTGACGACGGAGCTCCTGCCCCTGTGGCTGCGGCGCCGCAGCCTGCAAAAACCGTTTCTCCTGCGGTACAGGGGCAGGCCCCGGCGGCCCGGCGCGGCTGGCTGGATCGCGTGAACACGGCCACCACCGTCGAGGAGCTCGGCACGATCGGAGACGAGGCCGACGAGGCCGTGTCGACCGGCGAGCTCTCGCCGACGCAGCGGCAGCGGCTCGACACGCAGATCGCCATCCGCCACCAGCAGATCGAGCCGGAGGTGGCGGCCAATGGCGTGGCATGACTCGTGGACTTCGATGAAACGAAAACGAATCCCCAAGGAGGAGCAGACAGTGGACTGGGACATCAACCTGGACGATGACGAGACGACGACGGCACGGCCTGAGCGTGAGCGGGTGCCCGAGGGCACGCACGAACTGAAGATCGTGCAGGTGATCCAGCACTCGCCGGGCCTCGAGGTCCGGCTGGCGCACGACAACAAACAGTTCGGCTGGGTGTTCGTGAAGATGCTCCCCGGCCGCAAGCAGGACGAGATCCGGCTGAAGCAGATGTGCCGGTCGCTGGCGATCACGAGCGCGGCATGGAAGGAAATGGACCCCGGCGATCTGGTCGACCGCCGTATCAGGGCCGAGATCGTCCACCGCGTCGACGCTGGCGGCACGTTGTGGGTGAACGTCTGGAACTTCTTCCCGATCGAGCAGCTGGAGGAGGAGGCCGCGGCGATCAAGCCCGAGCCCAAGCCCGCCCGCACGCCGGCTGCCAAGGTCAGGGCGGCCAGCCCGGCCATCGGCTCCGACGACATCCCGTTTTGAGGTGCCGCATGAAAACGATCGACGACACGTTCAAGAGCGCCGACGACATCGTGGCCGAGCTCAGGCGCATCGACCGGATCAATATGGCCGAGTGGGTGCGCGGCATGGATTTCCGGCTCGCGGCAGCCAACCGGCGGGCAGCCAGCTACTTCGAGCGGATTCTCGAACTGGAGCGGCAGCTGCCGCAGGAGAAGAAAGAGAAAATGCACGATCCGACTCCGCCGCCGGAGTCGAGCGACTGACTGTGCGCCCGTCGTGGACGGCGGGCCGGATGGGTGGTTCCCAAGGAGGGTTTGTTATGCGTTGGATGGTTTTCATGACCTTGGTTTTGGCGGTCGCCGCCGCCCAGGCCCGCGCGGCCGAGATCGTCACGGTGACGACGACGATCACGGCCCAACAGCAGGCCGAGGAGAACGCCCGTACCGGGCGGCTTGCTCACTGCCGTGTGCTGAACGGCCGCAGGGAGGGGGTGGGCTTCTCCTCGAGCTCGGCGCGGCAGGCGATCGAGTCGTGTTGTTTCTTTCGGGATGCCCAGCGAGGACGCTACCGGATCGTGGAGCAGGGCGTGGCCCGCGGGCCACGCGGCTGGTTCGCGGTCCTCCGCTTCGAGTGACATCGACGGCCCGCCCTGGCTCCGCTGCCACATCCGGCGGAATGGGCTCGTGAGCGGTAAGAGCGAACCATCTACCGCAGTCGTCGACGCCCAGCCTTTGGCGGGCGACGGCCGG